TCAGGCATCCAGTGGGAATGGCGGTCTAGTCGGAAGTTTCACCGAGGAATCAAATGATGTCGCGCGGATGATTTCCCTTAGATCATTACGATACGCTGCCCACTCGGTCGGTACCTGAATAGATTTCTCGTAGCAGCGTAGTACCGTTCGGTCAGACGCGTCCAGCGCAGCTTGTGCTTGCTGAATCTGGTTATAACGCAGCATGGCATCATCAGTATCCGACTCTCGGATGTCTCCAAAATCACCGGCAACGGCCCGCGCAAAAAGCTCCCGGCCATGTTCTGTCGTGTCATCTGGCGCTGCCGTAAATGGCACGGCCCCCAGAGTGACAAAACATACGGTCATCGTGATTGCGCGGCCGTTGTTAGCCCACTGCAGATCAGTTACCGCCGTATATTCAAATTTCATGCAACCCTCTGCGCTAAAAAAATCGTAAAGTTGCCGCCCACTGCTACCAACGAGTGCATGGCTCTCCAGGTTCCCACCGCTGAGGCTCCCACAATCGAATAAACCACGGACCCTTGCGTCACAGACTGGGACGAACCGGATGTATACAACTGCGCATAGTAAAGTTTGGCACCAGAGTAGAGAGTTCCGGCAACGATTGGGGTATTGGCGTTGGAGTAGAACATCAACGCAAATGAACCTACGCTTCCCGCCCCACAATCGGTAGACAGCTTATTAGCGAAAAGGCTTTTTATGTCGCCACCAATGGCAGCAAATGCAGACGCAATACGTGATGCCAGCCCGGACATAGTTAGCTCTTGGACGTCGTGTACACAGCCAGGAAATCGGTTGTCGGATCACCAATACCCAAGTTCGCGCATGCCTGCAACTGCTGTGCTGCTGTAAGCGATTGGGCATCGGCAAAGGACAATCGATTTCCTACCGCTGTCAGCAGGTTAGCCAGCGCTGTCTTGCCATTGCCGAGCTCGGCCTCAATCTCCTGCAGCGTGTCATATGCTGAGGAGGCACCACCCAGGATCTGGTTTTTAAGGTCGGCCAGCAGGCTTGTAACTTTTGTAGACGAAAACGTTGAACCAGCACTGGCTTCAGCATCATTGATTGCTGCGCCAGATGATGAGCCGGCAGCTTGGGCCAGCTGCAAAACCTCGTTGATAGCAGCAACCAGCGATGACTTGGAGGTGGTATTAAGCGCGGCCAGATTGCCGCCTACGGCCTTGAGCGACTTGATGTCAGCCGCGATACCCTGCGCCAGTTCGGTAATACGTGTTTGCAGAGACATTTGCACTCCTAGAGTTTGGCAATCTGATAGATCAGATTGAGATCGATATCGAATACATCGGAACCGGCTGGGCCTGGTGGTCCAGGAGGGCCTTGCCGAGCGACATCAACAATGGTTTCTCGCTCGGTGATAGTGACTTCAAGAACCTCGCGGGCTGGGGGCGTAGTCAGTTCAATCACTTCAGTCATGCCAATACCCCCGGCAGGACTTCAATCCGGCCTGTCATGAACGGGTCAACCCGGCGAGGCTCCGGCCCAGGCCATTTAACGCGTAGGTTAAACACAGCATCACGCCAGGTGTATGCTCGTGTGACAGCCTCCTCAATGCGGAGGGTGATGGCATTACCGTTGACGGTGATACCGGTATTTGTAGTCGTGAGATGGACCAGCGCGGTCGCGTTGTCCGTGCTGGACTTGGCCACCAGTTCAAACTCGGCCCCGGTCAAATCAACCGGTTGACCACCCGCAGTCCATTCCCAGGTATGCAAGAAGGTGCAGCCCTGGACGATGATCAACGGGGATGTGCGGACATAGGGGAGCAATGTGGCCTCTCAAAACAAAACACCGGACATTGAGTGCCAAGTGTCCGGTGTTCTGCTTAGAATGAAACGGGTGAAAGGGTTCGTCATACTAGAGCCACCATCAGATCGGACTCGTCGGAATCGCCATGAAAATACCTCTCAAGTACATCAAATATTTCCACATATCTCAGTTGGCAAGGTATGAGCATCAAAGAAGATGGCTAGTACAGGCTTATCAAGAAGATCGACACCAAGCTAAGGATGGAACTGCAAGGCAAAGAGTGCTCGATGACATGCGTATGGAGCTTGATCTTCATGATGAGGAAGTTCGCGTGTATCTGACGAATAAGTGGGCCGCAAAGGCTAGGCGACTAATGATTCCGATGCCTGCTAGATATGACGATGATGGGAGTGAGACCCCATTTTGGGAACAGGGCCAGTACACTGGAGATTGGTATTTAACCAACCGAGGTCTTGCCATATTGCGTTCTGAAATTCGCCGAGAACACAAAGAAAGCTATGAGCGTTGGACCCCAATCGTTACGGCAATAACAGGGATCGTTGGAGCGGTTACTGGCATGATTGCTGTGATCTTGGGGCATGCTAAGTAGCTGTAATGAGAACGCGTTTTTTGCGCAGGGTTTTGCATTAATTAGCATCGATAACCTGGCTGTCAGACAAAGAAAAACGACTCATCCCCTTCGTTGTCCGACAGGTAGATTTTGCCCGGTGCAATCGCCCGCAGGTAGACCGCATCAGGGCTGGACTTGATGACCGCACTGCCGATGTAGGGCGAGGCTGCCAGCGCGTCACCGAAGCCGGCATAGTTTATATGCTTGGTACCACCTTCCGGGACATCATGGCACTGCAGGCTAAACACATTGCCGGCATGGAGTGTGAAGGTATGCCCCACTATCGAGGTACGTGGATAGACGACATCGATAAACACTTCGTCCCCCAGCAGCCAGGCTGACATTGTCCGATCGTAGATGCCGTGCTCCTGCAAGTATGGTTCTATATAAGCCCACCCGATGTTCGTATTCCCGCCCATGTCGTGGACCACATCCTTGTACTCGGCCAATGGTTTGCCATTAATCTCATAGCGCACATGAAAGACACTCTGATAGAGCGTTGTACTTTCTGTGTGGCCTGCTGGACCAACTGGAAAAGAGACCTCTCCCAGAAAGACAGTGCCGCTGAGATTGACGACATCGATGTTATGCACCGTATTTTTCTCAATATCGACCACGCGGCCAATGCTGTCGTTGTAGCGGGTGTAAGCCAGGGTGACATCGTAGCGAACCTTGCTTGAAGTTCTTTCGTTGATGACACCGGTTTTTTTCTCCACACTGACAGCAACATCATAAAAATACCTGCCGTCGTAGACCACTACACAGCGGCCATCCAGCGATGAACATACCCACTTCGGACTGAAGACTGGCGCATCGCCTGAAACTGTCACGTTAAATGCCGGCCTTACCGATGAACTTCCAAGATCAGTCATCGCCGCACCAGCCGGCGCACCAATCCACAAAACCTCACCAGGTGCGATAGGAAACAGCCAGCCAACGTCGACGGCGGAAAATAACGGTACGGGAAATCGGTACTTCCCAGCGTATAAGCATGGATTCGGCCCATACGACCAAACCTCACGGCGCGCACCAGGAACGTTATGCGGTGCAGAAGGCACAATGGCCCGGTTGCAGTACGCAGGCCAAGACTTCACATCTGGAAAATTGTAAAACGGGCTTGCACCCTCCCAAGAAAACCGTTGACCATCATCCCGTACAAATACACCCTGCCCATTTGAAACGTTCTCAACGTGGCCACCAAAAAAGCCCATGCTGACCGGCACTATCATGATGGCAGCTTCCCACTAAGGGTAATGGTGACGGACGTTCCGGTAATAGCATTACCGGAGGCATCAGATTCCGCCAGGGTGATGGTTTTAACCGGCACCATCCCGATGGCGAATAGCCCATCACTGGTGAACTTGGTGGCCAGCTCTGTAGATACATCTCCCCATGTCCTGGCCGTTTCCACATAGGCCGCAGCCAGCCCGGCACTACCGGCACCGCTGACCGCTTCCTTGGCCTTACCCCGGAAGATACCTCCGGCAATGCCACCCGGCCCGCTGACTGCCGGAAGGCTGCCGCTTGCAGACGGTTGATTGTTCTGACCAGCGAGAGCCTTGGCGACTTCTGCTGCTTGCTGTGTATTCATCCGCGCCATCGCTCAGCCCTCATAGATCGGGTTAGTGACCAGGGAGACATTGCTGTATTCCCCATCCGCCAGCGCGGACTGGTCGACCAGCAACCACACGGCCTGCATGCCACTAACCACCTGGCCCAGATCGACGGATGCACTGGCGCTGGCCAGTGCAGACAGTGAGGTGGCCAGGTGGATGGCGCTGGCTGGCACACCCGGCAGTACTGCATTGGCAGTCAACGTGATGCTGCCACCACTCGCGGCCTGGGCCTGGGCGGTTCCATCCGTCCCCACCCAGATCCGGGTAGCCGTGCCGCCCTTGATGGCCAGGCTGGCCAGCGGCAGGGTCCGGCCCGCGTCTTCATAAAACCCAAAGGTCAGACTCATCGCATTTCCAGGGTATCGACCGGGATGGCCACGCTGATGTTGTAGGCCAGCTCCCGCGAAACAGGGTCAGTTAAAAACACCGGAATATCCGGCACTGCAATCGCCACTTCATGCGGATATTCTGAGCTGGTATCACCTGCGGCTCCAGTGGTGTAGCCGGTGGTGGTGGCACTGTAGGTTCCCAGTCCCTCCAGGCAGGTACCCAGATCCGCGCTATCTGCCTGGGACATGTTCGGCAGACTGGTGAGTTCCGGGGCCAGAATCGGATCGCTATTGGCGGTACCGGCAGCCACCAGCCCGGAAATAGCCAGTTCCACATCGGTGATGGCACTGCCGGCAGAGGTGTCGTAATGCTCTACCAGGCGTGCCACCTTGCCGCTGGCCAGCATGTCGACACTGTTCACGGTCACTCCCATGTCCACATCCAGCAGTGGGTTACTTTGCGCTTTGAATTGCACTCGGGTGGTCCGGTGCGATGCCAGGATCTGGCGACGGGCGATGGCCGCCAGCGTCTGCAGCGCAAGGTTGGCATCATCACGACTCGCCCCTGCCAGTGAGGTCAGGTCCGTGGTGGTGGTGCCGATATCAGGCTGCATGGTGGTCGATTCGGTCCAGGCAGTCGCATCAAACAGACCAGAGGCATCCATGCTGACTGTCTGACCCTGACGCTTCAGGGTGCCCAGCGCGGCCACGCTATCTGGAGCATGGACAGTAATGCGCCAGCGCTCTGTCATGGATTGCACCACACGCCTGGCGATTTGCAGGACTGCGCCGGCACAGCGCGGGTCGTCGGCAGCCGGGCCGGTATAGTCGTTGCGGAAGGTCAGGATAGCTACTGCGCTCGATGGCGGGTTGCCGGAAATGATTGCTCCAGAAGCATCGACATAGCCAACGTACTGGGTGCCTTGCAGCGGAGCGGTCCAGGCCTCCGAGCGCAGCTTCCAGCCACTGCTTTCCACGGCTGAACGGAACAGGCTCTTTTCGGGCAGCTTGAACGGCTTGCCATTACGGCCCTGGACGAACTGACCATAGGACAGGCCCATGCTCCAGTTGATAACGCGGCGGTACTCATGCAGGCGCGGGTAGCGATACTGCAGGCTGCAATCCACGACCTGCTCCATGGCCGACTCGCTGGTCACCGCGCTACCTTTGCCATCTCGTGCCACCTGGAATGGCGTGCCCCACATGATGCATGCTGCTGCGCCGGCACTGAGTGTGACCTTGGGGGTATAGCGGCCATCGGCCAGAACCTTGGTCGTGACGGACCAGGAGCCGGTGCTTCCTGCCACGGCGGTCAGCACCTGGCCAGCAATGTCCACCCGGATATTCATGCCAGGCACGGCGATACCGGTCAGGGTTGGCTGGGGATTGTTGGTCAGGGTTTTATTGTCAGCAAGATGACAAATCGGGGTAGTGCTGACCGGCTGGACGCCAATATTGTCATTGGTGACCAGGTTGACCACGGACTGACGGGCAGCCGGCTGGATCGCAAGCGATCCGTCTGCCAGATCGTCGTCCGTCAACGTCAGCCGGGAATCCAGACCGGCCCACGGCGTCAGCCGGGGTGCGCCATACACATCAAGATCATAGGCGGCGGGCAGCGTGGACAGACGGTCCTGGGCGTACTGCAGGCTGTCGGCATAGCGGGCAAACACATGGGGCGACCAGAAGCCACCGAGCAAGGCATCCAGCTCGGTGCGCGTGGCCAGGGCCAGCGAGTCGCGCCGGCCATCCGTACCATGCAGGGTGGCAATGCCGGTTTCAGCGTCAATCTCCGGCAATGCAACACGCCCGGTAAACCTGCGTACCCAGGCACTCAGGCGGGTGTGCTGCACATCAATGAGCAGGACTGCGCCAGAAAGACTGGCAAACGACTCGCCAGCAACCAGGAGCAGCCTGACCGTGGCGATACGGGCCGAGTCTTCCTCGGCTTCGATAGTGACTTCCCCGGCAATGCGGTCAGAGACATCCACCCCACCCAGCGTCACCCTGACATCCCATGCCTCGGCGGGTAGAGACTGGGCATGCGCAACGGTAATCACAAGCGGCAAAGAGACGGTCTGTCCAGCATGAACCGTTGAACCAGCAGAAGCCGAAGACAGACCGATCGGGGTTTCACCAAACGGAGACAAGCCGAACATCATGATGGTGTGCCGCCACCGTTATTGATGATGGCTGGCATATCAAACCAGTTCAGCTCACCAGTCAGCTTTTGTTCCTGGATGACGACATAGCCACGGCTGGTAAACGCGCATAGCAATACCAGGCCCTTATCCCCATCCACAATATTGGGGAAAACATATCTCCTTCCATCCGGGCCATACGGCTTGGGGAAATAGTAAGTGGTTGCAGAGACCCATGCGTTATCCCGCACCGTATAAGGCAGCAATACCGGAGAGAAGTTAACCAGGAACTGAATATCTCCCGCCATGAGCGGAAGATAAACCCTGGCTCCGTTGGGAATGGGTTTACTGGCATCATCAAAAGACACCGCATTGGTTGCCATCCCTCTGCCGACCTTCTCGGCATAAACATGCCCCTCCATTGCATACGCGACACCGGATTGGCGATAGGTCACACCATCAACTACCCATTCAAATACAAGATTCGCATAAGAATTGGGAAACTGGAGCAGGATGGTATCCAGATTGATCCAGTTCGCGAGCTGGGGTGTTCCCGTACCAACCCATTCAGCAGTCAGCGTGGTTTCCCAGCCATCCAGATAAACAGCCTGACCAGGATTCGGTGCAACACGGGGGTAATAATCACTATTCGGGGTTGCCATCATTGCTCCTCAAAATGCAGATTCCAGCCCCAGCTTGCGGAGCGGATATCGGTGTTCTCGGCAATCGTGATAAAGCCGGTCAGGCGCGGCCAGTAGTAATACATGCCATTGCGGACCACGCCTGGGATATCCGGGCGTTCACTGACTACCGTGCCAATCGGCACCGCCCTGGGGGCGGCGCAGTCCAGAACGTGGGGGGCGGTTTGATCCAGGGCAGCCAGCGGTGCCGGCATCCAACCGGTGGCGGCGATATCGGAACGAATCTTCTCCCAGCGGGACTGCATCACGCCCCGGCCGGAGCGCATGCGCAGCAGATTGCGCCCGCCGGCACGTTCATAGGTCTGCGTTAATTTCACGACGGCCTTGATCGGAATTAACGTGCCATCAATGCCCAGCGTCAGTGCGTATTCGTGGACGTTTGCCATGTTCAGCCTTGTTTCAGGTTCATCAGGGTTGCGGCCTTCACCAGTTGCTGGACTGCATCGTCATCGCCATAGAGCGGCACCGGCGCGGCCTGGCCTGGCAGGTAGATATTGAGCGGGGTCTTCTGGCTGGCCGGGCTGGCGGCCGCAGCACCCTGCATGGTCGGGATGCCCGCCATGGCCCGGCTCACTGCCGGTAGCTGGCCAACAGCGCCACCGACAGCAAAGCGTGGCAGGCGCATCTGGTTGATGGCCTGCAGCAGGCCGGGGCCGTAGTAGCTGGTAGCGGCAGCCTTGACCACGAATTCCCCATTGCTGAGCCAGCTGAGAATGCTGTCCGATGTGCCGGTACCGGGGCCAGAAATGGCACCACCATCGGCATGGGACTGGATGTCCGGCAGTCCGACTTGCCGACGGGCCGCCGCAAGATTAGTCGCTGCATCGCTGCCGCCGATATAGTTCACCGGCACCTTGATAGGATTAGCCTTGGCAACCTGCTGGGCACTATCCAGAAACTGGTTCAAGTCAGCTGTCGCTGTTTTCTTATCAACTTCGGCCGGTATCGTTGCCGCTGCTGCTTTCTTGTCACTGCTTCCAGCAGTAGATGGCCCCGGTGTCAGTTCTGAGGTAGGACGGTCTGGCAGACCAATTGCCTGGCGCGCATCCTGCAGCAGCTTTCCATCGGGTCCGACTAGCGCAGTGGAAATCTTGACTGGATGAGCCTGGGCCGCCTGCTGGATACGGTTGATCATGCTTTCCATATCCTGGACGGCCTGCTTATCATTGAAGCTCACCGATATATCCAGTTTCTGGATGGCTGCGGCAGCGGCTTTCAGGGCTTCCATCTTTTCCATTGCCGCTTGCAGGGAAGATTTGGCGGTTTTTTCTGCGCCGGCATCCAGACTGTCCTGGGCACGGCCAGCCTGGTCATTGAACAGCTTGAATTCGCCTTCAGTGATCTTGCCGCCGCTACGCAGTTGATTGATGACATCCATCACTCGACCGAAAGCTGTTTCAGCAGCGGCAGCATCGCGGGTGGCTTTTTGAAAGTCGCCATCAAGACCCGTGGTATTAGCTGTTTTCTGGCTGTCCTGAGCAGCCCGCGCCAGTGCCTGAGCTTTCTGCAGGCTGTCGTAATAGTCGGCAACGCCTTGTGGTTCAGTGGCCTTGGCGGCAGGGTCTACCGCTTTATTGTTGGCCCAAGCGTCCTGATGTTTCTGGCGTGCTGCAACAGCGGCTTGGAGTTGCTCATTGGCTCTGTCATAAAGCTTTTGCTCTTTTGCCAATGCGACAGCCAGCGTTTCCAATTGACCATTCTTGATGGCCTTAATCTGGTTGCTATATCCGGTTTCTAACTTGAGACGCTGCGCCTCATAATCATCCAAAGCCTTAAGGGCCTTTTTATAAGTAATCGCATCGGCCAGATATTTTTGGTACTCCGGGTCTTTATCAGAATCACCACCGGCACGAGTGACGTTCCGCGCCCGCTGGACTGCTTGGTCAAACTGAATTTTGTGAGCACGATCCAGATTCTCACGGTAGCTTTTGAGCTGGGCGCTGCTTGAACTGGCTAGCTCACTGGCTGTCATGATTCGTGTGACTGAGCCGGTACCGGTACCACCATCCTGCTTCGCCCCCTCTCGCTCAAGGCGATTAATTTCCTCTAGTGTTTGACGCTTCTGCTCCAGGGCGTCCACTTCCATCTTATAGAGATCAATGGTATTGCTGATTATTGGTTCAAGCGCCTTATAAGATGCATAGGCTACTGTTCCAAATACAGTAAAACGGGCAATTAATGCGGTCACTCCGGTCAACGATACCGATGAGGTCAGTGCCACCTCAGATGTCATGCCCATCCAAGCCTTTTTTGCGACATTAGCAGCAGCGCTCCAGGCCGCACCGGACTGTATTGCCGCAGTCTCAGCCGCCTTTGCTCCTTCTACAGCAACACCGACACCTGCAGCACCTGCGGCAGCTGGAACAGCTTTAGCAAGGCGATAGGTTTCCGTGACGCCTTGTGCATAGGTCGCCCCCTCCATCACGCTACCGGCAACCTTTGTCAGTACGGAGGTCGGCTGAGCTGCTTTGGCTGCTGCCGTCGCCTTGCGGACACTACCTTTGCCGACCACGGTATCAATGATGTCGCCCACAGTCTGGGCTTCTTTCAGCGTCCGCAGTGCGGTAGCCGCTTTGGTAGCAGCAGTGGCAAAGGTCACCAGATCCGTGGCTAGGCCAGCAAACAGTTTCTTGGCGGCCAGCGCACCATAAACTGCAGCCACCGCAATGATTGCATCGTGATGCGCGGTGATGAACTTGGCAGTACCGATGGCGATCTTGCCCAGGGCCTGCAGCGCGTCTGCGATGTCGTGGGCGATCTTGGACAGTTCGCCGGTCTCTTTCATTTTCTGCAGCGCAGTCGTTAGCTGGGTGATGCTGTCCTTAGCAAACTGCAGCAGCCCGGCTTGGCCAATGCTGTCCAGGAACTCCTGCCACAGGTCGGTGGCATTCGATACCACGCCATTCCAGGTCTGCATCTGGGAGGCGGCTGCACCGGCCGCATCGTTCTCCATAGCCTGCATCAAGGCGGTGATGGCATCCCGGCCCAGCTGGCCGTTTTCGGACATCTTCATCAGCTCGGCCGCTGACTTGTTCATTGCCTTGGACAGCAAGTCCCACACCGGGACACCGGCCTCGTTGAGCTGCATGATCTCTTCGCCCTGCAGCTTCTGCTTTGTCCACGCTTGGCCCAGTGCCAGGGTGATGCGCTCCAGCATTTCCTGGGACGCACCCAGCTTGGCGGCCTGGTCGATGATGGCCTGCATGCTGCCGGCCGTCGGGTCCAGCCCGTAATTGCGCAGCCGGATATAAGTCTGGGTCAGGTTGGTGACCTGGAATGGGGTATTGACCGCCTGCTGCTTGATGTAAGCGAAGGCGTCACCGCCCTTGGTGGCCGACTTTTCAACGGCGTTTAACTGGGTGCGCAGGGTTTCAAACTGGCCAGCCGTGGACAGGATGCTGCGGGTCAGTGCCAGCGCAGCGTTGAGCGACACCACCGCACTGGCCATAGCCACCAGCTTGCCGGCACCGGTCATCAGGAAGCTGCTGGCTGGCATCGTGCCCTGCAGCTCGGCGCGCAGTTCAGCAATCCTGGCTTTGGTGGCCGTGGCCGCCCTGGACAGCTCGGCCATGCTGATTGCCGGGTTCTGGGTCAGGCGCGTGAATGCAGCAGACACTTGCTGGATTTCGCGCTGGATGTCGGTCTGGGAGCGGATGCCCAGGACGTCACGGGCAGCACCTGTACGTTGTGCCTGGTTGACGGACGCAGAAGGAGCCGTAAACAGCTTGACCTCCTCGGCACCACCACGCAGCTCCTGGCGCAGGGCCGCAATACGGGCCTTGGTCGCGGCGGCGGCTCGGTCCAGCTCGTTATGCGAAACCGTCCCGGTGGCAGCGAGGCGGTCATACGCTGCTTGCACCTGGCTGATTTCGCGGGTGATATCCAGCTCGGAGCGGATGCCCAGGACATCGCGGGCGGCACCAGTGCGGCGCACCTGGTTGACCGATGCAGATGGGGCTGCAAACAGCTTGACCTCTTCGGCACCGCCACGCAGTTCCTGGCGCAGGGCGGCAATCCGGGCCTTGGTCGCGGCGGCGGCTCGGTCCAGCTCGTTATGCGAAACCGTCCCGGTGGCTGCGAGGCGATCATAGGCCGCCTGCACCAGGTTAATTTCGCGGGTGATATCCAGCTCGGAACGGATGCCCAGGACATCGCGGGCAGCATTGGTACGGCGGTTCTGGATGACGTTTGCAGATGCTTTTGCAATCGCGCTGGCCATCTTGTCCTGCTCTGCAGCCAGGTTGCGGGTATCGACACCGGCCGCCGCCAGCGCTTGGCGCATGGAGACCACTGCTGCTACCTGGCCACGCATGGCAGCCTCGGTCTTGCTGATCGCGGCCTCAGCCTTCGCCAGTTGCTGGCTTTGCTGCAGGGTGCCGCCACTTTCACCCAGTGCCTTGCGCACCTGCTCTGTGGTGGTCTTCAGCTTGACCAGGGCGGTGCCAGTGCTGTCTGCGTCTTCCTTGGCTTGCTTGAACAGGCTGATCTGCTTGGCCTTGTCCGACATGCCCTTGAGTGCCTGGCCATAGATGGTTTCCGCCTTGGTCACGGCAGTGACAAAGTCGGAGCTGTTGGCCTTGATCAGGTATTCCAGGGTTTTCATGTGGCGTTTCGGCTATTCAGGTCATCAATGACTGCGGCAAAGAAGCGCAGCGGGTACTGCGCTGCATTGGGGTGGCCCGCTTCAATCAGCCGGCCCAGATTGGTTTCCAGCTGGCTTAGCTGTTCAGCTGGGCCAGGGCGATCATCTCCGCCTTGGCCTGCGCCTGTTCCAGCCGCGCCTTCATGCCGAAAAAAAGCGGGTTCAACTCCCGGCACTTGTCGCGCAGTGTTTGCAGCTCGGAGTCAGCCAGGCTATCCAGCAGCTCAGGCTCCATCGGGGCCATGGCGCGCAGCTCGTCCAGTCGCAGATCCGGCAACAGGGTGGCATTCAGCACCAGATCAGCTTGCGCCGGGATCAGCCCGACATCGCCATGTTGCTGCATGGACTCAACCAGCAATGCACGAATATCCGCGACTGTCAGTTCGCGGATGGTGATGACGTGGTCACCGATAGGGGTGGGTTTTTCGATACGCATGACAAGCTCCAGGGCGCAGCCAGGCTGCGCCCATCGGTAATGGTGGATGGCTTACTTCAGCAGGGTTTCACGTACCCACTGGGACAAGCCGTCACCGGTCTGCAGCGGGTCAGCCAGTACCTCGAATTTCAGGCCGGCACTACGGAAATCCTTGCCCAGGATGGAGTACTTGTCGGCAAAACCGAACTTGCCCCGGAACACCTCCATCACCACCTGCTTGCGGTTGGCCTTGTTAACACCATGGAAGATCAGGCTGCGCTCTTTCTGGGAGCCGGCCAGCCACTCGACCACATTGGCCTCCAGTGCCTTGTAGCTCACCTTGATCTTGGTGCCGTCCTGGATGCTGCCATTGGCCAGCGGGATGATGCCGGCTGCGGTCGGGAAGTAGTCCTTGCCGGCGATAAAGGGATCACCACCCACTTCCTTGGTAACGACATAGTCACCCGTACCGATATTTTCCAGCGGCACCAAGACACCCTTGTAAGCGGTCTGGACTTCATCGGAAATGGTCTTCTCGGCACGGGCATTGGCCACGCCCATTGTCATTTCGGCAATGATTTCCGGCTGGAAGGTGGACACCTTCAGATCCAGCGATACCGACTTCACCGAGTACAGCTTGTCGTAGTTGCCTTGACCGGTGTACGAGTCCGCCAGCTCCTGGGTTTCCTGCTCAATGGTCAGGTCAGCCGATTCGCACATGGCAAACGGGGTGTATTTGGGGACACCATACTCCGCCATCATGATCTGGCCGGAGACCGAGTAAGAGTGTTTTTCAGTCGATAGAATGACGGGTGCGTAGCTCATGCTTCAGGCTCCGTGAAAGTGGGGGTGGACTGCTTGGCCGTTGCCGGCTTGGCAATGTTGTTGCGGTACAGCCAGTCGGCCGTGCTGGGTGATACGTCCAGCTCTTCGCCGGCTGGGTATGTCGTGCCGGCATTCTTGTGTTCCTGGAGCAGCTCGACACGCTCCTTCTGGGTTGAGCCAGCCATGGGTTTCCTTTCTCGGTCAGGCATAGAAATCAGCGGTAAACAGCAGCGGAAAATAGCCCCAGTCGCTTATGTAGAGGGCTGCCGGTGGTGTGGAGGCCTGCAGCGGGTCATACAGCCCGACATCCGGGGTCCAGCCCAACAGAGCGGCACGCACCTTGGCCAGCAGCTCCCCGGCCTTGGCCAGCATCTGGTCGGCACTACCCTGGAGAGCGGCCACCACCATCCATTGCTGCAGGATGTGGTTCTGGGCCTCCTGCGACTGACCATCACCCGGCAGGACATCACGCACGTAGATCACATACAACGACGGCGAGACTTGCTCACCGCTGGTCACATCGGTCAACTCGCCGCGTTGCACGATCTGGCGGACATCACTGATCTGGGCTTTGAGCTGGGTGACGATGTGCTTGCCCAGGGCGAGGTGGTCGGGTCGGTCGGGACGCATCAGTAGTCCCTCATGCTGCGGCGGGTAAATTTGCGGCGCGGGCCGGACATGACCACCTTGCCGGTGGAGCTGGCCGGGGTTTCCGGTACCGGCAGGCCCAGCGACACCACGCCATTGGCCACGTCCTTGAGCCATTTCACACCATCGTCGTAACGCTTGGTCACTTCTTCACCTGGCTGGCTGGAATACATGAAGTAGCGCACCAGGTCAGCTGCTACACGCTCCAGCGCACCAGGTACAAACGGCACTGGCAGGGTGTAGCGCTTGCCCAGGTAGGAATTGACCAGCTCGGTGGCATCACTGATGGCACGATTGACCTTGCCCTGGTCGACCTCCCCGGTATTGGTCGGGTCGGTGATACGCAGCAGGAACTCCCGACCGAAACGGTCTTCCAGGCCTTGCTGGGTGATGTAGGGGGTAGAAGTAGTCATGCCCGCATTGTGCGGGCATGGGGGGGGCAAAAAAGGCAGGAAAGGGTTCGGCAGCGACTGGACTGCTAAACCATAACTTTGTGATGGATCATTTTAGGGATTTAATTGTGTCCTGAATTTCAAAAGCTAGCTTTGTGTTTTTGTCAGAGTCGTCTTTCCATTCGCTTAGTAATGACTCAAGAAGACGCTTGGTTAAATCGCTGTACTCCGGAAAATGTCGCAGCTCGTAGATGAATGCACGCTGACTAACCAGCTTTAAAATACCATCGCCATCTTGCCCTCGGCTTATTTTCTGCAGTAGTGAGTGGTACTTTTCGTAACGTTGGCTATTTAACTCATCCCTACGTATTGTCACATAGCGAAATGCAGAAAATGCTAGAACCATGACAGACAGTACAAAAGCCAGTACGGTAAACACAGCGCTGATCTCGTTTAGGTTTTGTCGTATCCATTCCCACATGTTATCACTCCATAGTTTTCCATGAAGTGAAATATACCGCTTCTTGCATCATTACGGTTTAAGACCTTGTGGGTAGTAGATATCACTAAGAAGTTAGCATCATTGCCAGTTACTAATGATCAGCTCTGCACTGGCCTTTCCCTTGTTCTGATTCACGCTGTACTGGATGGCGACCTGCTCCATCCTGAAGCCCTCGAACACGTCACGAATATCCGGGTGGTCGTTGATGCTCAAGATCACCTTGCCTTTGCAGCCGCGCATCACCTCAGCCAGTGCCTGGTACTCCTCAAACGGAAACGGCACACCATAGCCCTCCGTCTGCCAGTACGGCGGATCAGCATAGAACAGGGTGTGGGGCCGGTCGTACTTCTGGATGCAGGTTTTCCAGTCTAGGTGCTCAATGTAGGTCCGGGCCAGGCGCAAGTGAGCGGCCGACAGCTCCTCCTCGATGCGCAGCAGGTTCATTGTCGGTTGGTTAGTCGTACTAGTGCCGAAGGTCTGACCACTGACCTTGCCGCCAAAGGCCATCTTCTGCAGATAGTAAAAGCGGGCTGCACGCTGGATATCCGTGAGGATGACCTCCGGGGTGATCTGCAGCCACTTGTACATTTCCCGCGAAATCAGTGCCCACTTGAACTGGCGTACAAACTCCTCCAGGTGGTGTTGCACCACCCGGTAGAGGTTCACCAGTTCGCCCGAGATGTCGTTCAACACCTCGACTTTGGCGGGCTTCTTCATGAAGTACAGGGCCGCTGCCCCGCAGAACGGTTCCACGTAGCAGGTATGCTCCGGGAACAGCGGCAGGATGTGTTTGGCCAGGCGGCGTTTACCGCCTATCCAGGGAATGATCGGAAGGGTTTGCATCAGGCGATGTCCTGTCTGGCACGCCCTGGTGCGCTGGTGGGTGGCTCGTGGCCTTGAAATGATTGAGTGTCCGGCAGCGCGGACACTTGATACTGAGGGTAATGTACTGGCCTTCGGCCATTTTCCGGCCGCAATTGCCACAGCGAATATCGGTGTTCATGTCTCTGCAAGGTCGTTAAAACCCGTTAGAATTGCCAGGCTTTCGTGCACGAAAGTGGCAGCCTCGGGTTGGCCTGCAGGTTTGGTCTGCGGTCAGCTGTCCGGGTGGGTGTTGGTAGCACCCACCCGGTCGCTGTCTCTCTATCGCCTTACGGCGTCATCAGATCAGTTTCAATTCCACCAGGGCACCCGGACGGGCGCACAGCGGCAGCGGATTGGACTGGGTATGGACATCCACACCACGGTCAAAATCGGTGTTCTTGATCTTGGCGTAGTACGGCTGGCCCAGGGTGCCGACGGCTTCCATGAAGTCACCCGGCGCGTCATACATCAGGAAGGTCTGACGGGTACCCTGCGGATAAGCGTGGCCGGTGCCTGCACTGATCAGCGATACGGTACTCTTGCCATCAGCCTTTGGCACTTCACCGGTGTATTCCACAAAAGTCACACCACCGAACTTGAAGCCGGCGCGCACGTCGCCACCAATGTTCTCCTGGGCGGCCATCCAGCCCTGGAATGCCTTTTCCACGTTCGGGTGGGTGGTGAAAGCATCCATAAAGTCGGCATCGACAAATGCTCCAACACCAGTGGAAACATCGCCAAGCAGGTTCTTTTCAACGTGGCGGCATACATCCATGCAGGCTTTTTTCACATTGAACTTCGGGTCAGACAGCTTGAATTCGATGACCGTCTTCTGGATGCCGAATTCCTTGTACAGGTCGTACATCACGTCGCCGTCACCATCCAGAATGATGCCTTTCAGCGCACCCAGCATCATCCATTCCTGGGTCAGGTCGTGGCGAACCTTCATGGTCTGCAGATGGTTGTTCACCACGTTGGCGACGTCGGCCACCGTCAAGGTGTCGTTGCCACCAAAGACGCGGGAGCCAATCAGCTCGGCTGCCAGAATGGTGTCGTCGTGCGGGATGTGCGGCACCCCGAAGAACCGCACGTTCTTCTTGTCACGCTTGGTGCGTTGGCCCGGACTACCCACGTCCTGATTGGACAGGAGGTGGAGTTGGCCACCGGCATACTCCAGCGCGATGGTACGGGCATTCACACCCTGGCGAACAAAAATGCCGGACTGGCCTACCTTGGAATAGGTATTCGGCAGCAGCTTGATCGACTCGGTCAGGCTGGCGATACCGAAGGCGGGGTCTTTCAGAATGTCAGCGATAGATTGAGGCATGGCTCAGTTTTCCTTTGCTTGAGGTCGTGACAGCGGGTGACGCTTAGTCGCCGGCACGCTCGGTGATACGGATGCCACGGGCCGACAGCTGGCGGTAAACGTGACGGTATTTGGCCGGGGCAGATGCTTGTGCCGCTTGCAGCTCCGGCAGCGTATCCAGCGCCACCAGGCAATCACCGGCTACCGTGCCCACCTCGCGGGAGGTGACACCGGCATCGGCTGCCGGCAGCGCGTGGCGGGTCACGCCCAGCACGAAAGCCAGCGGGTCGTCACCAACATGCCAGGGCACGGCCAGCTCATCGTCCAGCGTGGCCACACCCAGAATGGTGCCGGCAGGCAATGCGGCCGGGCCGACAAACAGGGTTTCGCAGCATTCATCCGGCTCGCCCGACAGAGGGATCTGGGGCGGCAGGGTCTGATTGATCGTCAGGGATTCCATGACTGTCCTTTTCTGGCCAAGGGCCGTATCGGGTTACTTGGTGCCGGCGCGGGCCTTGGCGTTGGCAATCAGCGGGTTGTCGCCAGCCTGCTGGTTGTCATGCTTGCTATTGGCGGCGCGCGTGGTGGTTTCGGTACCGGCCTGCACCACAACCGGGGCGGATTTCACGAAGTCCTTGAAGGCCTTCATGTCGGTACTGCACATGGCCTGGTAGAAGCCACGACTGGCCGGTGCGATCTTGCCGGCTGCAATGGCGTCATCCAGCGCCTTGTCGACTTCGGCGGCAGCAGTGCCGGCTTGCAGTTGCTGCAAGCTATTGGCCACGCGCTCGTATTCGGCCTTGGGTACAAAGCCGTTCATGATGCTGTTGGTTACTGCCTTCAGGTCGGCATCGGCAGCGGCACCGGTAACCTGGCGCAGACTGTTCATTGCGGTCTGGGTCGAATTGCTGATGTCCTTCAGCGTCTTGATGGCATTCAATGCGGCAGACAGTTTGCCGGCTGCATCCATGGCATCGCTGATGCTGATACCAAGCTCCTGCAGCAGCTGGTCAATCGGGTCCATGCGGTTCTCCTGTGAGTTGAGGGCACGTAAAAACAGGTTGGGTTGGTTGGTCAGCCCCACGGCGACCAGGCGGACCACGCGGCCGCTGGCATCAAAATCGAAGACGGGTGACAGGTAGCGCCATTTCTTGGCCGTGATCACCTGAACGGCGTCGGCATTCCATTCAATGCGCGCCCAGGTCTCCCCATCCCGGATTTCCAGCTGCTTGATCCAGCCCGCAGCCTCTGCTTTCTGGCCGGTCTGCAGGCACACCATGCTGAGGTGGTCGTAGTCGACCACCGGATCAATGCCCTTCGCCTGGTTTGCTGCAAAGTCGGCCAGCACGGCCGCGGTGTCGGTATGCCACGGTCCACGGCCATCCCGGCCCATGAACGTGCCGGCCGGAAGGACCGGGCACCACTCTGGCGGCTCACCATTTGGCCCCAGCGCCAGGGCGATGGAGAGCGCAATGGCGCAGCTCGCCCGCTGCAGGCCATCAGGCTGCAGGCTGTTGAGTGCACGGATAACGTCTTCGGGAATGAGCTTCATAAGCTGCATTGTGCGCAGCCTGGTGAGGGCAAAAACGGGGGAAGGGGTTCGGTAAATGCACAGACTGGCCGGATGCAGCAGGCGGCTGACTGTCTGAGTTAGGAATTAACACGCGTTAACGGGGGTAGACGGCGTTTTACCCCATTGCTACCAACCCTTGGCGGTCTGCCTGCACTACGCATGCGCCAAGGGCGGTTTATGGGGAAAGTCAGATTTGCTGGAAATGGGTGGCCAGCATGTCCAGCAACTTGGCTTCTGCAGGGGCGGCCAGTGTGCCGTCGACATCGACCGGCAAGTACTGGCGCATGGGAATGGTGACTTTGAGGCCCCGGCCCGCCTGACCACCAAAGTTCTGGATGGCGGCATAGGCGTCCAGGCCATTGCCCCAGGGGCCGAAGCGCAGGCTGTCGCTGGTGGCGTCATAGCTGAATGCGGCCCGGCGCAGCGTGCCGTCCACCTGCAGGATACGCTTGGCGGCCAGCCGCCTGGTGCCTGCCGCACTCAGCTTGCCGTCCTTTTTGAAGTTCTTGCTGCCACCATGGTTGCGCAGGTAGTTGGCCAGCGTCAGCTCGGCATTGGGTGCCCAGGGCTGGCCATGCCAGTCGGCCTGATCGGCAAAGCGCTGGTCCGTCTCTGCTTTGGCCCACTCGGCAAAGTCCAGCAGGGCCGGTCGCAGGTTGTGGGCTTGGGCCAACAGTTGACCCAGCGCCTGGCCGACACTGTCGTTGATGACTTGGATTTCAAAGCTGTTGTCACTCATAATGAATATACCGTGCTGGAATACGTGAAATAGCGCTGTACGTATTGCAACCCCGAAAGGGCGTGCACACGCAGGGGGGTGGCGTCCCTGCCGGCACGGTTTCCCTCCTTCTATAGAATCCGCTTGTAAAGCTGCGGATTATCCAAATCCCGCAGGTCCACATAGCCCAGGGTCAGCAACGTGTTTGTCTGCAAGGTATAGCGCTTACCTGATGCATCCTTGTCCTTGGTCCGGTAGTTCACGTTAATCGCTGCTTTAACATGCCGGCTGCCATCTGCGGCTTGCCAGACTGCCAGATAAACAGGCTCCTCTTTGCCATGATCAATCTGCTGATAAACCCGCTCCGGCTCCCACATGCCGACGACAGTCTGCATGGCATCGTCCAGGGCAATCCGCTTGTCCGCTTTTGCCCCGGTATCACGCAGCGCATGCTTCACTTCACTGTCATCGACCGATACCACTGCCGTGGCCAGCGGCTCGCCCGTGGCCTGTTCTATCTTGTCGACCAGTTGCGGCGAGAGTGCACCGATGTGGAAGCGTTGCTTTGTCGGCCGGTAGCTGGCCGGGTCCGGGTAGATCTGCTGTACCAGCGGCTGCCAGCGCTCCTGGATGATCTTGTCCAGGGCGTCGATATTGTTGACCGCACTCTGGATAGCATCGGCACCGATCCGGGCCGAGGTGGTCGCCGCTTTGTCCAGGAGCAACTTGCCGACATAGGCCTGGCCAGGGGCATAGTCCCAGCCGAAGTCGATGCCGTCGGGCACATAGACCACGCTGCCATCATCCTGCTCCACCCGGCGCGTCTGAATCACCGGTGCAGTATCCGGGCCGTCCTTACCGTACTTGTCACGCAGCTCTTGCAACGAAACCGCATGCACGGTGCATTGGCAGCCCCAGCCATTCGGCGGGTAGTGAACGTTCCACCAGGGATCGTCGGCGCGCAGGATCAGCCCATTCCACGCCTGGTGCTGCGGCCGGGGGCGCATCACCGAGTCGGAATGCACGTAACGCCAGTACGGCCGGACCTTGAGCATGTCCGGGTCGGTCAGCTGCTGGTAGCGGCCAGCGGCATAGCTGGTCTGCAGGTTGGTCTGGTAGATGACGCGGGTGCGCCAGTTGCGGCCGCCCTTGAAGTCCCAGCCATGTGTGGCCACGATCTGGTCAAAGTCGCGCCGGAAATCGGCCAGCGTGCTACCGCCGGCAATGGCTTTGCCTACTGCCTGGCGAAGATCCTCCAGCAAGTCGCTGGCCATGGCCCCGGCCACAACAAAGGAGCGGTCATGCTGCGCCTTCATGATGTCGGTCCACTGCTCAGTCGGCAGCTTCAGCTTCTGCTGGAAATAGTCCAGCTGGGTCTGCCAGGGCTGCTTGTAGACCGCAGTCAGCGGAGCCGCGCTATCGGCCATTGCTCACCTCGTAGCGGCCGGACAGCTCAGCCAGGCTGAAGGCGGTATTCATCACCCGTTGCAGCTCAGTGGTTGGCAGGTCACCAAATGCACCAGTCAGCCACGCCTGGAAGGACTCCAGATCCGGGGCATCGGCCAGGGCCTGGCGAATCACCCGCAGCATGGCGTCCATCGGGTCGGCCGTCTTGCTGGTCAGCTGCTCCAGCAGCGGTGTCATCGGGTCAGGCTGGCCCGGCTGCTGGGCATTCATTGCACGATAGCGGTTCATCGCCTGCTGGACCGGGGCATCCACCGGCACCAGTATCGCCTCGCCCTGTTTCGGGCGTTCCAGTCCAAAACGGGCATAGGTCGATTCCTGACCCAATGGCAAGCCGGCGCGTACCAGGGTATCGACCACTCCGGCTAAAGCGGTCAAGTCCTCAGCCTTGTTGATCCGCAGCTTGATGGTCGGATAAGCAGACTGCACGCCCAGATTGAGGTCGACCACCGGCTTGACGTAGTCGCGTGACAACGTGGCTTCCAGCTGCTGGACGTCGGCATCCAGGATGTCTTCCCGCACCTCGTTGTGGACCTTGCCCAAGGCGTAAGCCCCACCGCCGTCTGCGCCACCGGTATTGGTCGACAAGGTTTGGCCCAGCACGATCTTGCTGGTCTGCTTATCGAAGTACTCCGTCAGTCGGGCATAGATATCAACCGATGCTGACTTGTTGCCGGCGTCGACAAAGTCGATCTCCATGTTCTTGGGGATAGCAGCTGCGGCATCCGTGCCCAGGCTGCGCAGGGCCATCAGCAGGGTTTCAATGTCCTGCGGCGTGGCCGACACATCGTACTTGCCCACCCGCAGCGGCTGGCCGTAGGCCTCGGCAAAGGTCACCCAATCTTTAATTGCGTAATTGCTGAACAGGAAAGCCCAGCAGGCCATGCGCGCCAAGCCGCCCCGGATCAGCACGCCCGACTTGGCTTTGACTTTGTGGGTGATGAATTTGTACGGGGCCAGCGCCTCACCGTAGATATTGCTGTCCGAGCGCAGGTAGAGCGTTTCCGGCTCCTCGCGCCGGATCTGTAACCAGTACGGCTGCAGGTAGGACAGGCCGACCGGCATCCACTGCTTGGCGCTAGTTTCCCAGTCAATCTCATGGACGCTGAAACCCTTGCCAATGGCGTCCAGGATATCAAACAGGTTTTCTTTGATCGGTGCCAGTGCCTGCTCCACCAGCTCGGCAGCACGTTGGCTGACGGCATCGTCGCCGGCAGGCTCCACGTACAGCTCCAGGCCAACCAGGGCGCGCTTACGGGTCGACAGTTCCGAGCCGTAATGCAGGTACTTCTCTTCCATGTCCTCAGCCAGGCGCAGATAGGCGCTGGCATCCCCATTCACTGCCTGGCGCAGCATGTTGCCCAGCAGCTCCGGGTCAAGCCCATGGCTGGCCGAGGCAATGATCTGACGCACCCCGGTGGTGGTCGGGGTAGCGATGGTGGTTTTGAGCAGGGCGGTGTTAATCGGCTGCCCGTTGTGATCGACAATTCGCGACATGTTTTGCACTCCGTTTCGTTACCAGGTGCCGCGCCCGAATCGGGCTGACATGGCCATTCTCCCGCGAGGGATGGACTTGTAGCCCCTGGTGGCCAGCGGCGCAGCATCAATCACACGGGACGCATACACGGCGAGGGCGACTCCGACTGCCACGTCACCGTGGCGCTTGCCCTTGTCTTCACCGGTCGTGCGGGTGTCCGGAATACGCGGCACCCCTTTGATGATTTGCACGGCGCGCATGTCGGCCAGCACATCCTTATCCTTCGGCAGCCCGTCCAGGTCGCCATCTTCCAGGGCAGCTTTGACCGGGGGCATGTGTTCGCGGTACCAGCTTTCCGACAGCATCACCTGGTGGATGCGATCCGCCCCGTAGCGCTGCATGGCCACTTCAGCCAGATACTGGCCATTACCCCGCGCATCGAATGCGCCACCAGCAAAGCCCGGCAGGTTATCTAGCAGGTGGAAGGTGATTTGCTCTTGCTGGCGAAAGGGGACATTGCGCATCTCCAGGATGAAGGGCACGCGCTTGACCAGGTTCTGCATCTCAATCAAGGGGACATGGACCGACAAGTCACCGCTACGGGCAAAGTCCTCACCGTCAAAGCTGCGGACACCCTTGGGCAGCTTGTCCAGCTCCGGTTGCAGCACCGAGTCAATCCAGTCCTGGCAGTGGCTGGCACGGACATGGTCCGGCTCCAGTTCAAAGCCTGCCGGGCACTCATAGCGCAGCACCGGGGTGTCGGCGGACATACGCTTTTCAATCAGCATGCTGCTGAGCCAGTTGCCGCCACTGTTCTTGGGTACGCAGCCGTACTCTTCGTCGGCCGACTCGGGGTTCGGGGCGTTCTTGTACAGATCGGCACGCCACTTCGCCTCGGCCTCGGCTGACCATTCCTTATTGGTGACGTAGCAGATGCGCTGGTACAGGCCATCGGCAATGGCATCGTCAAGCGTGATCCGGTGGATGCTGTAGTCGCGCTTGCCGGCACGGGCTTCCAGGATCAGCTCATTGAACAGGTTTTCGACCCCGTTATGGGTGCTGATCAGCCGTACCTTGTTGCCCCACATTGTCAGCGCCAACGCCGCCTTCAGCAGCTCCTCGAGGGATTCATGGAATGCCGCTTCATCAATCACAACGTCACCCTGCAGGCCGCGCAGGTTGGACGGACGGCTGGACAGTGCCTGGATTTTGAAACCCGACTTCGGGAAACGGATCATGTAGGAGAGGATTTCCTCCTGCCGGCCCTCATCCCAGAAGGTCTGCTCGTACACGTCGGCGCGGGCCAGCTCATTGAAGGCCTTGGCAAACAACGCGCAGGCGGCGATGTACTCCAGCGCCATCTCTTTCTTGGAGCCAACATAGAAGGTATTGCAGCCCTGGCGACGGCGCGGCCGGGCGGCCTTTACCACGTTGCGGCCGGCTTCTGCCCAGGTCAGACCGGTGCGGCGCGACTTCTCCGCGATCATGATCTGGGACTCGTCCTCAAACCAGCGCTGCTGGTAGGGCAGAAAAACCGGCTGTTCGGCCGGGATGGCCTCGGCTACTTCCTGTGGCACCACCACCCCGGCCAGCTCCAGCTCCTCGGCCAGGTTAATTTTGCGCGGGCTGCCCAAGGCTTTTAACGGGGCTTGCTGTACGGTCTCGGTCATCACTCTTTACCCAGCAGGATGCGGCGGATACTGCTTTCCATCTGTTCACTCATGCCATCCGATCCACGCAGTTCTTCCAGCTTCTGCTCCTGTTCGGCCAGCAACGCAGCGCGGGCCTTCTGCTCGATGCGGGCCTGCTCTTCCAGGCGGAATTTCTTCTGGTTCACGCTAGCCCGGCTCAAGGTGGCGATGTTCTTGGCCACCTTGGACAAAATGGCTATCCGGTCTTCATTGGAGACATCCTCGTCCCCGGCTTCCTGCAGGTTGACGATGGATTCAAACAGCTCGGTCTGTACCAGGGCGAGTAATGCTTCGGAGCGGGTGTCGGTATCATCCGACGCACCTTGGGTCAGCAGCTTGGCGGCTTCGGTACTGGCACGGATGGCGGCGAAGCGGCGTTCGATCTTCTGGCCGTAGCGGTGGATGGCCGACTTGCTGATGGCGAAGCCCTTCTCGCGCAGCGCCTCCTCCAGCAGCTGGTAACCGCTGAAGTTGCCCCCGACCAGGGACTGGTCCAGCCAGGCCCGCACCTCGGCTGGCAGCATGGAAACACTATTGCGTGCAGCCATATCAGCTCACCAGTACTTTTCGGGGCGGGCGATGCCGGGTTGGCAGTCGATGGTGTACTCGGCAAGGTCGACACCATAGCGGGTGACATCCACCCACCAGCGGCCCGATGGCTCCTTGCGCAGCTTCACCATGGCGCGGTCTTCCAGATAATCCAGCTCCTTACGTACCTCCAGCGGCGATACATCGGGGTAAAGGGACCGCATGGTTTGCTGGATGACGTCTTCGACGACTTCGGTTGGCCGGGCGTTATATGCTGCCAGCACCAGGTACCAGCGCAGGCTCTCACGGCGGATTTTGGCTTCGTCGATATTCATTGCTGCTGTCCTTTCAATTGGACGTTTTCGATTTTGAGGGCGAGGCTATCCAGCTTGGCCTCGATCACGGTCTGGTTGCGTACGTAGTCTTCCCGGCGCACGTACTGCACCGGCAGTTCAGCCTGGAAGCGCAGGAAGTCTTTTTCGATGCGCTGCCAGCCATCGGCCTCGCGCCGGTTCTGTTCCATCAGCTCGGCAAAGCGGGTGTCCCAGTGGTTGCTGGTGGCCTTGTTCGCCTCATCAATGGCTTTGAAGCGCTGGTCCAGACGCTGCTCAATCTGGCCCAGCAACAGCTTGCCGAAGGTGAACACCACGCCCAGAAAGCCCAGCAGCAGGCCGACCAGATACCAAAAATCAACAGTGACCGTCATCGGTTTCCCCCATTTCGGCGCTCAACGGCGCTCTGACAACGTGTACAACGCAGGCCGGGTGCCACGACCTGACGTTCTTTCGGAATTTCGACCCCGCAATCAATGCAATGCGTGGCTGGCGGACCATGCGGGACCAGTGCCTGGCGTGCAGCAATGTGGCCTTCGCGCTCGTCCAGCTCCAGCTTCTGGGCGCGATCAAACGGATCCATCAAAGGCCCCCATTGCCCGGTCTGCCCAGTACAGTGCTTCGGACAGCCGTTTTGCAGCCTCATTTGCACACTCCGCATCACCACCGAGGCGGGCGATCTGGCCGACGACAGCCGCCAGCGCTGCCCCTTTTATTTCCAGGGACTCCATCAACTGGCCTTGCTCGTTTTGAATGGTCAGTTCGGTCATGGCGCGTCCTTGGTATGTAGGGTGATGAAGGCATCCAGCTGCTGCTCCAGCTTCTGGCACCACTGGCCGTAATCCGCCGAGTGCGTCAGGAGGTCTGTGGGTGATAGCCCGGCTCCGGCGCTGCCGGCTTGATCGGCTTTTGCAGCATCTCCGGGGTTGGCTGCGGGCAGACCCGGATCACCACTGGCGAGGGGGTAGCCGAGGTTTTGGGCGTAGAGACGCAGCCCTGCAGGGCCAATACCAGTCCAGCGAGGGCCATCAGCTTGTACGACATGGGGAATCTCCTGTTTCAGTTGCTGCTGGGTACGGACCAGTTGGGCGCGGGTCTCCAGCAGAGCTGCACCGACCTGGTTGGCCTGCTGTTCCAGCGTCTGCTTGTCACGCAGGGCTGTAGCCAGCTCGGCGGCCCATTGGTCTTTGAACTTACCCAGTTGCTTTTCGTAGTCAGCCACCAGACCGATACGGACGGTTTCATCCACCTTGTGCTGGGCAGCGGCACCAGACTCAACACCGTGCTGATGCACCTGGTAGGTGATGAAGGTTAGGCCGGCCCCGATGGCGACGGCCTTTACCCAGGTCGGAATGAGCGAGATGGACATCATTGCTCGTCCCCCTTGGGTTGATTGGCGGGCTGCGGCAAGGCATCACGGCTGATGGCTGCCCGCTTGCTGGCCTGGGCATGGGTTACCCATGCGGCCAGATAGAGGCCATACAGCCATTCTGTGGCGCGGCCATGCACCACCTCCCAGATCAGGGCAAAGGTGGTGGCCACCAGGGCGACCGTGATGCAGAACTTGCTCTGCGACAGGCGCTGGGTAACAGGGTTGGTGAGGATGTCAGCGAGTTGCACGACGGCAGTTCCTTCGCTTGGCTGCTGCACGCCTGGCCTTGGCTACACCGCTTGGGCCTCGATGGCCTACGGATGCGGACTGGCTCCCAGCCACCCGCCACCGGGATAACGGAAGATGGTGGGCTGCCAGGGCCTGCAGCAACAGGTAAATGAGCGGCCGGTGCATCAGTTGGCCAGGATGTTCTTGGCCTGCGGCTTCATGCCGGCAGCCAGCCAGGCGGCAACGGTGAAGCCGGGGCAAGTCTTGGTCCACTCGCTGGGTTCAATCGTGCCGTCACCATTCAGGTCGGGAGACAGATCACGGTGGCCAACTACTGGCACACCCGGATACTTGGCCAGCAGAGCCTTCACCAGGCTGGCCAGCGCACCCCATTGCGCGGTGCTGTACTGATCCGTACCCACCATGCAGATACCGATGGAGTTGGCATTGTGGCCAGCCACATGCGCGCCGATTTCATCCAGGGCGCGGCCGGTGGACTTGGTGCCGTCGACGTCCAGGACGAAGTGGTAGCCGATGGCCTTGAGGTCGGGGTTGTAAGCGGCAATAGCGGCCGGCTGGCGGTGGAAACCGCGCTGGGCGTGCCACTGGTCAATGACGGCTGCAGCCGATTTAGACGCAGCGCCAAGCACCTTGCCGTTGAGACTGGCGGCGCAGTGGATAACGATCAGATTGATGGTGCGGGACACGATTTTTCCTCATGCAGGACATGAGACAAATCGTAGGGAAAATCAGGAGGTGGGCAGATTGGGAAGGGGTTCGGTAAGCAGCATAGGTAGCATGGATAAGGCAAGGCCCCCAGCCAGCTACTGTGGTGGGGGCCCGTGATTTACTTCTTACTGATGTAAATCTTAAACGGCTTGACCTTGGCTCGGATCAACTGACCATTCACATGGCGTGTCCAGCGCAAGATGAACGTACCGCGTTCGTCTTCATAAGTCATGGCTTTTCTCCAATAGACTTGGGTTGCCATCACTTGTTTTTTGGACAATGCTGTGTGCCGTATGTATAATTCCAAAGCTACTTGTAGTACACAACATCGCAGACTGCGGATGGAAGACAGTCTTGTCTAGCTGTACTTGGCGGTACTGCTAGCACCTAAAGGGGCTTGCCATGTTGGCGCATGGTAAGCCTCTGTTCTTTAGAACAAGCTCAATTGTCTTGGCAGTCCTTTCGGGAAAATTGCTTGCAAGGCTGCTGTCGCAAAAACATCTGCCTGCCATTCTGCATCCTCCTCCTGGACAGCTTGAGTATCGCGTTTAAAGTGAAGCACCGGCTTGTGGCTTAAAAAGATATGCCCAAGCTCATGGAACAAAACGAACAAGGCTTCTGGGTCATTCTCGGCCATACGTACATACAACGTATTCGGCATCACAATGGTCATTGATGATGGCTCGCAAAGTGCCTCAGCTATGCCATACAACTCCCATTCATCATCTTCAATGGGATCCAAATCCAGCGGAATCCCATGGTGAGTGCGGAGGTTTTCAATCGCTTCAAGTATGGATGCATGCTTCTTACTGTTAAGCCGCAACAGCTTACAGAGTCGTTTTGCATAGAACTCGATATCTGCCTGTCTCACTGCTGCCACTCGTTGGCCACGCAAAAAATACTGTTCTGAATTTTCACTACATTGCTCGCTCACCATCTATTTTTCCCTTATTTATTGGCATACAAGTTCTCGAAAAATTCACGGATTCTCTGCAGATCCTCCTGTGAAAAATCAGACTTTGCAAAACCAGACACAAGTAATTGATGCTGCAAAGGAAGGCCACTTATTGACACATTCTCGTTAGCTGCATCTGCATACTTCGAGAGGTTTTCAATAGGTACGCCCAAGTCTTTAAAGTAGTTATCAATTTTCTCAACCCAGGGAGCGGGGATCTTGTTCCTCCCCGTTTCCATGGCACTGAGGAACGCCGGAGACGTACCCAGATCGTTCGCCATAGCCATGAGAGTCTTCTTGACCTGTCCCCGAGCTTGGCGAACCTCCTGTCCAAACTTGGTTATCTTCATAGTTGACACTCCAATCGATGAACTTCGTTTTCCCCTGCCGCCATTCATGTCCATACTGCGATGCTTCTATGAAAGGGCAGACCACTTGGTTTTTTAGTTAATTTATTCGTTACGCAGTAACGTTGGTTACATTGCAACAGACCGGATGATACATTGAAGTTTTCTACTTTTCAAGTTTTTTAGTAGAAAAGTGTTTGCATGCTCAAACTCTCAGCCTGGCAAGAATGAAAAAGCCCCGCTCAGCGGGGCTTTTTCATTCACAGTGAGAGCTACTCTAAAAGAGACTTCCTTGAGTTGCGACTGGCAATAGCTCATCCGCCTTAGACAAAATTTCCTCAATCCTACGGTCACAAAGTCTGTACTTGGGTACAAGCACATTGTTGACCGTGGCGTTGTGCCCCAACTCACCGCATGACATGTCATAGTCAGCACGAATACTGGCATCACGTAGGGCGCGCAGTGCTGCAGCGCACTTTGGCACATACAGTCGGGTATTGCCGTACCTCTTTACCAGCTTATTGGCAGCATCGACCCCCACGGCCTCCGCCAGTGCTGCAAAATATTGTCCCTCCTGCCTGGCGGTTTTCGGGATCGGGAAGTGTGTGCCACCATAGGCATCTACCAGTTTCAGCGTGGTAGCCAGCGTCAGCATATCAACGAGCTGGCGGGCATTTTCTGGCAACAGGTGTGCAGCACGGGCCATTGCCATTTCGTGGTCACTGCGGTTCATGCGGGCCTCCCATTCCGGCGTGCGTCATAGACAAGGGCGACCATCACCCCATTCAGCTGCTCGTAGTCCAGCCATTCTATTTTTTCGATCCGATACATGCGTTTTGCCATGCCCTGGGCGTATTCCCACGACCGGCCAGCGGTGGCCAGTTGTGCCTCAATCTTGGCCATCAGGGTCTCACGGGAGTCCTTCGGCTGCGGACGGCGGCCATGCTTTTGCGCAGGCTTTTGCACAAAGCCCAGGCGTTTCATTTCGGCAAGCACGTCATCCAGCTGCTGCAGGGTCAGCTTTGTGCTGCTGGTTTTGCCATCAGCCAGGCGTGCCAGCATGGCGCGGTAGCTGTCGTCAGCCATCTGCAGCTGCTGCTGGGCGATCTTGATCTTTGCGATCATCGCCTTGCGTCTGTCGGTCATTGTTCTTCTCCTGGTCAAACTCAATGCACGCGTGACCGGCCATGCCGGCTTATCAGAGGACGGCACCCGCTAGTTGATCGGGGCTGGCCGGTCACGGCTGCATTGAGGGTTAAAACACGTTGCGGAGCCTGCGTTAACAGGCTCGACACCGGGTTCTATTGGCCGATGGCCAGCGGTTTGTTGTCCACGCCATGGTTCAGCTGCGCCTGACGACCAGCATGCCAACCTGCTGCCCGTGCATTCACATCACCATCGCGAAGACTCTTGCCTGCCTGGCGATCCCTGGGAACCAAGGTGCCAAGGTCCGGGTATTCCTTGGCCATGTAGACCTCCAGTGCTTCTTCGTTGGCTTGCGTGCCTGCAAAGGCCTCAATCTGGCGACGAACGCCAGCCACCCAGGCTTCGCAGAACAGATCGGCGCGGCGAGTCCGACTAGCCGGAACAAGGCGTTTACAGTGGGTCTGCTGGTACTCACTGCGGGCTTTGCGCAGCTGGCGCATCAGCACGGTGTAGGCATAAGTGGCTATCTCTGCTGCCGGGCCGCAGCCGATAAACGTCCAGTAGCCTGCTTTCAATTCCTGGACAAAAATCTTGCGGCAGCCAAAGGCGGTGGCCACCGTGGTGGACAGCTGGCTTTCCCACTTCACAGGCTTGGTTCTGGCACCAGCTTTCACCTTGGCTTCGCTTACCTCGGCCATCAGGATGTCGCCATCCTCAACCCCGTACTTGCGCATCAGTGCCTGTGCCTGGCGCAGCGCGGCTGCGGCTTCGTGTTCGTTGGCACTCTTGGCAAGAGCCAGACATTTCCTGATTTTTTCAATTGCGGTTTGCTTGTCCATGTTTTCCTCGGCTGCTCATCAGTACCAAGCAACCACGCTTGGCAGACCGCCCTTGCAGGCGGTTTCGCGGTAATACTTAATTTCGCCAGATGCCATTTCTGATTCGGTAGGTAGCTAGTGCCTGTACACACCTGTCAGCCTCTTCCTCTGAGTAGCACCAGCCTTTAACAGCAACTGGAGATGTTTCTCCGGTCCTGGGGTCTTCTATTAACCCTTTTGGCATCCATACACCTGGCTCATGCTGATAGTGTTCGAAGTGCAGTAGTAGGCCGGTTTTTCTAAAGCGCTTTGTCATGTTTGGGGTCTCGTAATTGTGTCCATCCGAATTGGCTGGACTGCATTTACATTCCTGTCACGACTTGACCAGCGCAACGGATCTGGCTGCTCATCAGTGCCTGGCCACCACGCCAGACAGACCGCCCTTGCGGACGGTTTCGCACGGGTTAGCCTGCTGCAGCCTCTTTCAGACGCTTGGCTGGGGAGAACTTGGCGGCACGCTTGGCTGCAATCTGGATGGTTTCGCCGGTCTTGGGGTTGCGGCCGGTCTTGGCGGCATGCTCCACACTGCCGAACTTGCCCAAGTCAGTGATTTGCAGCTCACCACCGGCACGGACGGTGTCCAGGATGGTGGTGGTCAGGCTGTTGATCACGGCTTCGGCCTGCTTGGCAGTCACTTCAGCGTGTTCGGCTACGTGTTTGATCAGCTCTTGCTTGTTCATGCTTTTCTCCTTGGCACTGCGTTGTAAAAACTACTTGAAAGGGATGTTTCCGGTTCTGAGGTTGCGGATCAGAAGCCGCCAATTGCTAACAGTCGGCTTACTCAATGGACCGTGCCGTTTTTCGGCACAAACCGGACGTGCTTCTGGCAGAACTCGTCTAGTAGGCTCTTGAGCAGCACGGCATCTTTATCCTTGTGCGCCAACACCACTTTCCCGAAGTCGGTGAATACGTGCTGCATGATGGCTTTCTGATCAGCCAGCTGGATGTCACGCTCCAGCAGCTGGTCATTCGCGCTATACAGCTCCTTGCGCAACTCTTCGATGGTATGCAGCGCTTCCGGATTGGCCATGGATGCCCCCATATGCACGCTTATTCCAAGTGCACCGCCATACGGGTTTGGTGCGGACATGGCCTCCTTCCCCAGGCTGGCCAGGGCAGACTTGAGGAAGCCATAAACGAACTTTCCATCATCGACGGCGCGTAGCATTGATACGGCAGCGGTAATGGTGCCGGTCAGGTAGTCAATGGCATCGCCTTGATCAAGTTTGGCCGCAGCAGCCAAAGTGTTTTCCATAGCCAGCGCCAGGGAATCAGAAATGGGTTTGGTGTTTTCCATGTCGTTTCTCTCAATTCTCAATCGGGGTCAGTTCTTCAACCGGAACGAATGCGTTGTATTCCTGATCGCAGTGCGGACACTTCAGAACCAGATCAACGACTGGACTAGGTCCGACTTTGCTGTTGAAAACGTCTGCTTTCACATGCTTGAACCAATCCAGCTCGTTGCTGCAGTTGATGCAGTTAGCCATCTCACACTCCCGCCATATCAAGGGGGATCGGCTGGTACTGGTCGGTATCGCCAATCCGCTCGTACACGCGGATGTAGGACTTGGAACACTGCACCCGTACCGAGTCGCTGAGGGCATTCATGGCCCGCTGCCACTTCTCGTCCTGGATTTCCAGGCGGCGCAGGCTGAGGATGCGCCCGGTGGAAATCTTTCCCTCTTTGTCCACGTTGAACGCATCGCTAATCAGGGTGCGGATCTCACTGCGGGCACCTTCAGTCCACTCATGCACGCACTCGTCGATCAGGGCTTTGGCGGCCTGCAGGCCTTCGTCAAAGGTGAGCGTGTCGCTGACTGCACGCTTGATCATGTAGTGGCCATCAAAGGTGGCCAGGGTGGTATTGCCCTTTGCCCCACCGATCTTTGCCCCGTACCGCTCAGCAGAAAGCTCAATGAAGGCCTGGATATCCGCAAAAACGCCGGACTTGAAGTCAGCCAGCATCTTGTTCACAGCCAGTGCTTTCTGGACGATTTCGACAACCAGGGCATCACGGGTCAGGTCGATCTCCTTGATTGATTCGACCGGTACCAAACGGCCCTTGGCATCCTTGCGGTAGCCGTTCGGGGTGTTTTGCGTTGCGTTTTGCATTACCTGCTCCTTACTCCAACAATTCGTTTCACTTGCGCCAGCTGCTGCCGGTTTCGCTCAAGCCATTCCGGTGTTAGCCGGGGTTCTTCCTTTGCGTCCCAAAACCGGCTGGTTCTTGCCGGTGGCTCTGGGCCGGGCAGAACCGGATCAGGGGCTGTCGGCGCTGGGAGCGGTATTTCCTGCTCCTGGACTGGCTCTGTCTCCGGTGGAGTGGCTACTGGCTGAGCTGCCGCCGTATAGGCTGCCAACTCGTCCAGGTAGTCATCCCACACAATCCGCTTTGCCCTTGCCCGGTCATGCCCCATGCTCACCAGCAGATCAACCTCTGCCCGCAGCTTGGCTTTGGTGGATTCATCCAACTCGACCTGCTTAGTCATTGCTACTGCAAGGCCTCTGCTGTCTCCTGATGGCCAGCGATCAGGTTAGAAACCGACTGAGCCAGTTCGGTCAGATCAACAGCACCATTGCCAAGGTGAATCAGCAGATCACGGCAGCGATTAGCGTTTTGCAGCAGCAGCTTGCTATCCAGCGTGCCAGCCAGAATGGCGCGAATCAGGTCGGCGTTTTCCGGGGTGATCAGGGCGGTATCAATGCCGAGTTCATGGCGGAGACGCACCAGCTCGTCTACCTGGACCGGAGCCTGGCGGCCACTTTCGTAGCGGGAGCCACCCGACTGGGTCACGTTGACAGCCCCCCAGAACTGAGCCTGATTCATGCCCATTGCACGGCGCATGGCGCGATAGTCACGGTTTGCATTGGTCTCAGTGGTTTGGTTTTTCATGGCTACTGCCCCTCATTCAATTTGTTGATAAAGCCCTGCAGATCATTCAGGTTGGAGAATCCGAGGCGGATCGGACCTCCGGTAACATCCAACTGCACATGTCCAGCGATAGGAATACGAGTCATTGGGAGCGGGAGCGGCTTGGGTGGTGCCTTCTCTACCGGGGCAGCTCGTTTTTTCTGCGCAGGCTTGGTCTGTACCTTGACGATCCAGACGGAATCACGGCCAACCATACGTTTCCCCACCTGGCCAGCGATCTCCATCTGAAACAGCGCCGCCCCAACGTCTGCAGCAGGTTGGCCGGTTGCTTTGGCGACCTCTTTGGCTGACATACCGAAGCGACTCCCTTGCAGTACGTTCAAAATCTGTTGCGTATTCATGGTTTTACTCCTGGTCAGTTAGCGTTTTCGGTCCACACCACGCGGCAGCCATCCAGGCAGAATTGGCCTTCGCGATAGCGGCCAATCTCACCCAGGCCAAAGCCGTAGTAAGCAGCCTGGCCCGACTCAATCAGCTGGGCGCAGCGGGCACTGGTCTGGATCTGGACGGTGGGGCGCGATGGAGTGCTCATGTCGATGCCGACCACGGCAAAGCCGCGACGGCCCAGCTCCTGGATCACCACTTCCACTTTTTTCACGGCCTGCAGCATCAGGGCATTGATGGGCAGGAATGCAGGCACAGGGCGCTGCGGGGCGGCAGTTTGTTGCATCGTCACTCTCCTTTGCTGCAGTTGACCGGGCACTGGCGGCAGGCCTGCCAGTGCGCCATCTTCACGCGGTTATGGGTGGGGGCTTTGCTGTTGGCCATGGTCTTGCACACAGTCAGCGCAATCGAATCCCCCGTGTACGGGCAGGTCACCTTGCCCAGCTCTTCCTTCACCTTGGCCAGGACCAGCTCAGTGCGGCCGGTGTATTTCCCAGCCAGCACCAGGCTGATGGTGCTGCGGGAGTAGCCAAGGGTTTTGGCTACGGCCGCCTGGCCTTGCTGCTCAACGGCCTGGCGCAAAACTTCAAGCAAATCACTCATCGTCGGCTTCCTCCTGGAACACCACTTCGGCCCAGTTCGGGTCAAAAACACGCTTCAGGCGCTGGATCATCGGGGCACGCGGGCCGGGCTTCTTGCTGTTGATTCGGTTGTAAGGCAGCAAGCGCCAGCGGGCCGGGGTTTTGCCCCCCTTCATGGCCGGCTTGGTTTGCGGGGCTACGACCATGTCTAGGTAGCCGGCAGAGTGCAGAGCCTTCAGGTAGCTGCGGGCGGTTTCCGGCTTGACCTGGTGCTCCGGGGTGGAAGCAGAGCGGGCAATCTCCAGATAGTCAAAGTCGCCCTTGGTCAGACGCATCACGCGCCACATATTGGTGGTGCCCATTCCCTGGGTGACAGGCTTGCCTTCTTTGGTCAGGCGTGGGGCTTCCATGCCGATATCGCGGGCCAGCTGCCACCGCTTTTCATCGTGGCCACCACGCTTGCCGGACACGTCTTCAATAAAACCGGCACGCTCTAGCGTCTGCAGATAGGTCTTGGTGGTATCCATATCCACATCAGCCTTGTGTGCGCAGTTGATCAGGTTGAATTCCTTCAGCGTGCGGATGGCTTCCCAGATGCGTTGGCGCTTCGGCTTGCCGCCGGCCATTTCCAAGTGAGCCGGGCGGCGGCCGGGTACTTTGCGGCGGGTTTCAGTCATTACGGCAGCCTCCGGGTCGGAGCCTTGCCGGTGTACAGAGTGCGATTGCCCCAGTTGGCCAGGGTGGCGACATCCCAGCCTTCGGACAGACCTTCTTCACGGATCAGGTTGAGGTTGTTGCCCACGCGGCGAACGGAGCCGCGTGCCTCGTCGACCAGCAGCTGCAGCAGGTCATCGGCCACCGGCATGTCTTCGGAGTAGATCGGCACCAGCTTGCGGGCATCGTCCAGGCTGACCGGTTGCGCAGGCACCCAGTCCAGCACGCGGGAGTGGAAGCGCTCCCACTTGGCCAGCTTCTGCGGCAGGGCCTCTTCGCCTACCAGGATGATGCTGGCCTTGTAGCTGTTGTCGTGGATGTCGCGGATCAACTGCACTAAGCGCGGCTTGTCGGCGGCGTAGTCAGCTTCATCAATGATCAGCGGGCGGCTGCTGGCGGACAGCTGCTGGGCGACCTGGTCCAGCATGGCCGCGCCAGTCTTCTCCGGCTGGATGTCCATTTCGATCAGGATCTTTTGCAGGAAAGTCTTGCAGGTCCACTGGTCAGACATGCGGACGAAATAGCCGTTGTGGCGGAGGTAAGCCTGGGTGGCTGCCTGGGTTTTGCCGAAGCCGGAAGGACCGTACAGCACAGCCATACCATCGGAACCAGCCGGGCGGCCCAGCAGGCGCAGGGTGGTGGCGTGCATCAGATCGACATTCGTGATGTCAGCGGTCTGGTTGGCGGGGCGACTCATGTTCTTCTCTCCTGTTTAGTGATTGCCAGCGAGGGCAGCGTCTTGCGTATTGCGTTGCAGGTGCTTTTGCATCTGCACTTGGAAACGGGCGGTTTTCTGCCAGCCCTCGTAAAACTTGACCTTGTCTGCCGGTAGCGTCTGGCCACGCTTGGCCATCGCATCCAGTTCCAACCACTGGCGGAACTTGGTTTCGTCGCTCTGCGGCAGGCTGATCACCGGGGCCGGGGTAGCCTGGCCAAGGTGGCGCTGCACGGCGGCCGGGATCTGGGCATTCAGGCCGCGATCCACGGCATGGGTGGCAGCTGCAGCAGCGCGAGTGCCTGCGGTGTTGACCGGTACGGCCAGCTTCGGCATGGCCACCAGCGTCCCGGCCTGGGCGGCGTTGTGGCGCAGGATCTCTTGCACCACGTCATCGGTATTGACCTTGCGGGCCATGGCCTTGAGTTCGCGTTTCTGGCGGCTGACCTCGGCGGCCTGCATCTTTTTGGCCTTCTGGGCGACTTCCTGGCGATTCATACCGGTACGCTCCGGGCACTCGGCCACGCAGACAAACTGGCCATCGTGGAAGACATACACACGGCCCAGATCCAGCGGATCCAGTCGCACCTGGACATCGCGGCCAACCAGGTTGACGGCCAGTTCCGGGGCGATGAACCAGGCATCGTCGATTTTCAAACCCTTCTTCTGAACCGTGCGCTGGATGCGTTCGGCCAGCAGGACATCCAGCAAACGCGGGTTGTCGATGCGTTCCACCGAACCCGTCCAGGACGCGGCCTTCTGGAAAGGACTCATATCCAGGGAACCGTGGTCGCGGTTGTGGTAGCGCACCAGCCAGTCATCACAAAAGGCCTGCAGCTCAGCGGCAGTCATCGTCATGTCCACCACCTCGTTTTTGGTGAACAGACGCTCACTGAAGGCCTTGCGGGCTTCAATGGCCTTGCGGTCAGCGACGTTGTGGCCGATGTAACCCGGCAGCAGCTCAAGCAAGTCGTGGCTGAAGGTGTGGAAGAAATGCTCAATGTGCGGCTTGTGCCATGGTTGGAAAGGCGGACACTTGGTCTGCTCGATGTCCAGGGCGCGGAACACGTCATCGACATAGACGCCCACGTATTCCTGGCCGTTGTCCGTCTTCGCCTCTTCGCACTTGCCCCAGTCCAGCAGGGCAGCACGCACCAGGGCACCAACACCCACGGCGCGGGAGGACTTGGCCACCAGCAGCTTGGCGCGGCGGGTCCATACGTCGATCACGCCCAGCAGGCAGTGGCGACCATCGGCCAGCATCAGATCTGCCGGTGTGGAGTCGAACTCCCAGCGCTGATTCATGCGCAGCACGTCTTCAGAGGAGGAGCCTTGCGCCACCATGAAGCTGTTCTTCCACTGGTCCGGGTTGGCAATGGCGGTGAACAGCTCAGCGTTCTGCTTCTTCCATTCGTTCAGGAAGCGGCGGAAAGCGTGGTAACTCGGCACCTTGATAGAGGCATGGCCATCAAAGCGGGCCTTGGCAGCGTCTTCCAGGTGAACCGGCTTGATATGCGGATTGGCCACCACCATGGCGACGGTGAAATCATGCAAATCCTTCTGCACACTGATCGTGCATTTGCCCTTGCGGTGCGCGCCGTCATTGCCATCGACGAAGGCGGCCAGGCCTGCTTTCTCGTAGTCCGACACCCACAGCTGCAAGGTGCGCAGGGCAATGCTGTCGACCACACCGGCCGTGGCCAGGGCCAGCTCCGGGTATTGCACCTTGTTGGCTTGCAGGTGACCGGCATTGAAGTGGCTGACAAATGCCTCATACAGGGCATTGGTCGGCTTCATGCCGCGCAGCTTCAGGAAGCCATACCAGGCCATCACAACGGCGCGACGGGCTTCAAAACGGGCAACCTGCTTAACGGTCAGGCTGGGCAGCTGCAGCAACACGGCCTGGTCGGACTCGCGGCGTTCTTCTGCGTCTAGTAAGCCTATTTGAGTGCTAGGTACCTTCTGGCTAGATGCTGGTACGATGGTTTTCTGTGGATCCTGCAATTTCTGAATCCGTGCAGACATCTCGATGTGGGCAAGAATCGACTTGACCATGTCAGCAGGCATGCCACTCAACGTATATTTTTTGACAAGACCACCACGCCCCCTGCCACTTTCTTCAATGAAATCCCAGCCTTGTCGCTTGGCTGTGTATTCAATTCCTTGTCTACTTTCAGCCAGTCCAGGCAACTTCATCGAAGCCAGTTCAGCTGCGCTGTAGTGTGTTTTAAGTTCGACCTGGCTCATGCCCGGCCTCCTTGTTGGGTGAGGGTTCTGCCGATTTGGGTAGAATGGCGATGCAGGCCGCAAACTTGCATGTCATAAACCTTCACTGGAGAGTCCTCATGGGGAAAGTGAAACTTTTTTCGGTGTGCCCCAACAGCACCTGCCACTTCAAAGAGAACATCACTGACAGTGGCATGGCTCATTGCGCTTTCTGTCCAAAGTGCGGCTCACCGATGGTTACTGCCTGCACTGCGTGCGAACGTCCTATTTGGTACAAGGGCGATTACTGCAGTGGCTGCGGAAAGAGCTTTAAGACCACACCCGACGCCTAGCACCACACTTCGGGCAGAACAAAGCATCAGCGTCCGCTTTATCAGCCTCGCTTCGTGGCAACGACCAGCCACAACCGTGAAGGCGGACGTACTGCTTTTTGCTTTTATTGGGCAGTACGGCGCGAATCAGTTGTTTTTGAATGCGGATAAACCACTGTTTATTGATCATGGTTCCCGCAACCTTCTTTGCTTTTCTCATCACTTATTCCCCAAACAGTTCAAGTTCCGGTTGCCCGGTTTTAATGACGTTCTCGCGGTGGTACGCCACCTGAGACAGCACCTCGTTCAACACCCCAAGGGTTTCTGGCAGGTCGGTCTGGCCTCGGTAAAACTGTTCCAGGAGCATCACGACCTTGCCGAAGTTGGCCTGCATCTCGCCCAGGTCACTGGCCTTGGCTTTCTTGCCAGTCGGAATGCTCACGACCAACTTTCCGCAAGCAATGGCCAGGTACTCAATGACATGGGCTGAACCGCAAAGCACGGAGAACTGCAGCAAACGGCCGGCAGGCATCTCGCAGTCGGACACCCAGCGGGCATAGGTGGAGCGGTTGGTACCCATCAGCTCTTCCATCTGCTTGCGCGGGCGGCGGTGTGCTTTCAGGGCATTTGCTTCATCAAGATCGAAAGCCTCAGCAAGGCTTGTAGGTCTGCGGGTTTTCCCGCCGTTGTTTCTCATGGCATCACTCCTTGCGCAGAGAATCTGTGTGGTGGCCATTAGGTCAGTTCGCCCCTACTATTCACTCAGCAGCAACAGCCATGCGGGATGCCGCTGGGGTATTTGCAGATGAAAGGGGAATAGTTGGGAAAACCGGCTTAAAATGGCGTTTTTCGTAGCGGCTTGGCCAAATGACTTCCGGGGCTACTCCAATAGCAGCAGCAATGATTTTTTCTGCTTTGGGGTAGGGACGATTCAGTGCCGTTTTTAGAGTTGAAGGACTCAGACCGGCTTGCCTGGAAAGCTCCGCCATAGACCAGCCTCCCTTGCGGAGGGCCGCTCCGATATCCGCCGGATGCCAATCGACGGCGGGTTTTTTTTGGGCTTTGAGTACATCCATCGGTTACACCATTTGCGTTACTCGGTTGCTGAATACTACTTAGCAAATGATTTTCTGTAAAGCATTTGCTAAGTCAGAATTACTCAAATGAGTTGAGATTATGCGCAAATGATTGATTTAAATGACAAAATTAACACGCAAAAAAGTTGCGCTTTTGCTTAGTTTTGTTGCTTAGTCTGACAAGGATTTAGCAAATGAGTGATTTCAAGAGCCGCTTGGTTCAGCTTTGGGGGGCAGACGCAGCTCCATCAGTCATTGCGTCTGAGATAGGAATGTCCACGACCGGCTTCCTGCGGGTATGGAATGAAGGAGCCATTCCAAAAGCAGAGACCCTCATCAAGATCAGTGAGGTAAAGCATTGCTCAATTGATTGGCTGCTTACCGGCAAGGGAAACGCACCTGGTGCTGCATTAGGGTCTTCAGCAGCAGTTGCTGAAACCAAGATTGGTACGTGCTGCCTAGATACCCTTGGCAACCCTGTAGACCTCAGTGAGTTCGTCTTCATCCCTCGCTACAACGTGAAGGCGGCTGCAGGGCATGGGTCTGCTGTAGAGGGCGAGAAGCCCATGTTTTCCATGTCTTTCCGGCGCTACTGGATAGAAAACTACCTGCGTGTCGATCCCAGGGATCTTTCTGTGCTGTCTGTGAAGGGGGACTCAATGGAAGGCGTCTTGAATGACAGGGATGTCATCCTGGTGAACCATGCGGATAGGCAGCCCACCAGTGGCCTGTACGTGCTTCGCCTGGATGAGGATCTGATCGTCAAGCGCGTGCAGAAGCTGCCTGGGGGGAAATTGCGGATACTGAGTGCCAATGAGGCCTACGATCCGTTCGAGGTGGAAGTTAACAGCCCAGAGGTGGACTTTGCGGTGATTGGCCGTGTTGTGTGGTTCGGCCGTCAGATCTAA